TTCTTCTCCACCATAAACATTTATGGCTTCGATATCATTAAACTCTTGTTTTAATATTGTTTTGTAGTCATCTGTTGTGACTGTTCTATCTTGAATTGCTAGTGACTTAGGTGCATTGAATTTAATTGAGTTATTGCTTTCTGCAAATCCTCCACCTGATGCTGCTGATACAGTTGTGATAACAACATTGCTGTGTCCTTGTATGTCGTCACTGCTTGTAAACGCTGAAGCTTCGTTTGCTGTATTAGCATTACATTTCCTATAAGTGGCCTCAACAATGTTTCCATGAATCAACGATCTACCTAATATTCCATCACCAAATTGTAATTCGTACTTACCCGTTTCAGCTGGTACAATATAATAAACATTAGATGTTCCACCAACACCAATAGTTGTTAAACTGCTTTTCCATTCTGCATTTGATGTATCGCTAGATGATGTACTAACCTTAACTGTTAAGCTGCTTGTGTCTATTTCTGGATTACTTAGTACATATCTCTGATCTGAATTGGCTGTATTAACTTGGAATAGTTCTGTGACTATCTCTCCCTCATATATTGAAACACTATTAGCATAGTATCTTCCATTTGCATCTGCTTGAATTGTTCTGCCTTCATCAGTCGTGAACGTATATGAATTACTGTCCACTGATGTTGTGAAAGCTGTAGCCTTTGGCATTGTAATTGTTCCAGGTGTGTTAGCTGGATATATTTCTATATCAACTGAAGCTCTAGCTGATGTTTGAGATTTTGGCATATAGTTTAAAGTCTTAGCATGAGACATTATACTGTCTCTTAATTGTGCACTGTCTAAGAATGATTCAGAAGCTACTTGGTTTAAGTAAAAGTTTTGCATGAATGTATTGTATGCCAATACATCTAATAGGACATTTAAGTTTGATCCTGCGAAGTTATAATCGTTGAATATACTTTGCGACTCAAGATAAGTTTTTAACTCTCCCTTAATTGCTGCAAAGTCTACGTTAGCTACTGATAGTGCACTGTTAGCCATTTTATCTTACTCTCTCTAATACTAGGTTTAATTGGTTGACCCTTTCACTATTTATTATACTAAACAGAACAGTCACGTTTAATGTGTTGTTATCCTCGTCTGGTGATGTTTCTATGTTTATAAGATTACATCTAGGCTCATATTGTTCTACTGCTTCTGCTATGTGAGATTTTACCATCATTACAGTTTGTGGTGTAAAGTTTTCGAACAAACTTTTTCTAACATCACAGCCTATAGTTGGTTGAAAAGGTCTCTCCATCTTGTCTGTTAATATGATATTCTTTATTGACTGTTTAACTGCTTCGACGTCATTCTTCAATGACACGTCCTTATTAATAGGATGTGACGTTAAAGAAGTGTTAAAATCAGAAAAAGTAGCCATAAGTTTATTTATGCCTCATCCTCTAGTCCAGCCACTTTGACCCACTTGAATTTTAGTAATTCGTCTCTTAGTGGTATGTGTCTATTCTCAGATCCTTTAGGTGCATATACAAAAAATAATTTATATGTCATGTTCCACATCCGATATACTTCTCTAACTGGAACCGAAGCTGCTTTAAAAGTGCCGTCACGTATTGTAAACTCATCACTGCTTTGTTTTCTTTCTGCCAGTGGATCCCTGTGGTTGTATTCAATCTCCATGTTAATTTTAAAATAATTAATAAACTTCGAATATGCTGTGTGATAGAATTCTAGATCTCTGTCTACGGATCTATAATCCCGAGCCTCTCTTCGTTTTTTTGTGTATGCTGCTTGTGATTCTCTCAGTTTCAACTGATGCTCTTTTAGCTTCTGTTGGTCCTTTTCAAAATCTGTGGTCGTGTCTTCTAATTTTTCTGGATCAACAGCTGGGCCAAAGTCAAATGGCTCTGTGTCTGTTTCTTCTTCTGTAATGATTTTTTCAGCTACTTCTAATCCTTGATCTTTAACTTGTGGTATGATATCTGTTTTAGGTAAAGTTTTATCTTCATCAGGCTTTGCATCTTCGATAGCTGCTTTGGCTGGAATGCCTTTTTCTACTACCTTGCCCTCTGCATCCATTTCTAAATTGGGCACCTCATTACAAACACCATCTAACATTTCTGTTGGTGCCTTCTTAAATAATTTATCAGCAGCTCCGCCTATTAAGTTTCCTACTGCAGTCATGTCACCAGCTGCTAATGCTAATAGTTCATTGTCTTTAGCGCTATTCATTATTTCACCGACCTTACCTAAGCCGCCAGCTAATTTATCTTTGAGATTTAATTTATCCTGTGCCTCTTTTAACTTTGTTCCTTCAGCTAGCTTACCTTTATAATCCTCATTCATAGCATTAAGCTCTTTTGAGTCTAATCCTATGTCATCAAATACTTTATCAAGATTAATATTACCACCAAACTTCTCTTTCATTTCATCCATCTGTTGAATCATCTCAGTTGGATTTCCAGATTTTTCTAATAGACTTGTCATTTGATCTTGAAGTTTAAATTCAGGCACTGGAAGTTCAGGTGCCATGCCTTCTAAATCAGTATCAATGCCACTGGTTAATTCGGTTATCTTATCTTTAATATTAACAGAGCTGTCAGCTATTCCACCAACAGCATCTCCAATAAGACCGTCTACCTCACCTTTAGCACTTTCAATACCAGCATTCATCTTAGTTGCTGCTTCACTTATTCCACATTTAGTACTCATTAGATAGGACCTCCTGTATTACTTACAGAACCTGTACCTGCTGTAGCTGAACCTGTGTGCTTATGAGTATGTAATTCAATATCGTTAGATGTAATGTTTCCAGCTGGCCCATCAATGCTTAATGTTGGAGCATCCATTGTAATTGTGGGTGCGTCTATATCCATAGTACCTGTATTAGCAGTAAATGTAATTCCTGTTTGTGCTGTTGATACTGTGTTGCCTTCAGATCTTAAATTTAATTGTCCATCAGCTTTAATTGTTAAATTACCACCGGCTGCAATTGTTAAATTGTTTGCACCTATTAATTGATAGTTGTCTGGTAGTATTTGAGTCACCTGGCCAAGGTTAGTTCTCTTCTCTTCGCCTTTTGCTGTTACGGTTTTTGGACCTTTAATGGTTTCTGTGACAGCACCGACAATTGTCTTGACAAAGTTCTTACTTACTCTCTCATTATGATCGCCGTTTATTTGAGTTGACTTGTCTGACAGAATCTCTTTAAGTTCATTGCCCTCAACCTTCTTACTGTAATCTTTTCTTACTGTAAGCATATATTCTCCGTCCACTTCTACAATTTTGTTTCCGTGTACTAACTCTTTGCTATCACCATCAACGGTAATTGTAAAGTCACCACCAATGTACATATGTTTATTCTTTAAATCGATCTCGTAGCTGTCGCCAATTACCTTTTCAATCTGATCACCACTAGCTTGTATCTCTTGGAACGTTCCTGTTCTATGATACCAATGTAATCTTTCTGCACCTGGTGTGTCATCTACTTCTAATGCATGACCGCTTTCTGTATACCATACATGACAGAATGGATATGTAGAGTAATTGTTTGTTCCTTCCCACCATTTTTCTAAATTAGATTCACCTTGTCTTGGATGAGGCTCTGTCCACGTGGGTCTGTCTATAACCAAAGATTTTAAAAAACCGACCCCTCTTTCAATAATGCTGCCCATATTTGGACCTTTAGCTATATCGACGTCGCCTAACTTATCTTTGCCTTCTCTCTTACTAAGTAGTACGGCATGCTTTTCAGCGTGCTTTTTTCCTCTGGCCAGTCTTGATATTGACGACTCGCCGAGTGTATGTGTCTCTCCGTCATCCTTTGGATACACGCCACGGGGGTCATTGAACCCTTCTTTCTTAGCTGGAGGTAAGTCTGGCTTACCATGCAATGAGCCTAATACTAATGGATTTTGAAATTCTCCCTCATCTAAGAATACACCAAACACCCAAGTACCTTCTACAATACCTGTCCCAGACATACCTATTCCACTTGTTGCTGGATTGCTTCCAGGTTGTAGTACCATTGCCCAAGGCAAGTCTCTTGTTGGTATCTGAGTCTTGTCATCATTGTGCACAGAAAAGACCCTAACCCTCACTCTACCTAATTGGTTGGGGTCATTTCTATCTTCTACTACACCTATGAATGATCTTAGATTAGTAAAACTTCCTTTTCCACTTTGCATTATCTTCTACCTATTATATACTTACTGGTATCTTCTACGTTAGCTCTATAACTTTCTTTACTACAAGAAAGCGTGCACGAGTATTTCTGACTTTTTATCTGATGATTAACCTCTGATATGAAGTATTTACCACTAATCTTTTTCTCTTGATCGGCTGTTTCTTTGTTAGCTGATATCTCAATCATGCTTAAATCTAAACACATACCAACGCCAAGATCTGAATTTCCTGGTACAACACAATTCATTTTTACTTGACCTAAGCTATCACCATAAAACTTTCTTCTTACTATTGCAGCTGCAAAGTTATTATCTTTATGCCTTTTACCATCAACGTATTTGTTCATCCACTTAGTATTATTAACTGTGTTAAGTGCCTCGTCTATTATAGTTGTCTTGTCTAATGTTATTGCTGGTTTGTCTAAATGATAAAAGTCGTTAAAGTTCTCTTTAACAGTTAATCTTTGTGTGTCTACTTTTTGATTAATAATATCAATCTCTTTTACCTGTGAAGCATAAGCCCCACTTTTAATTTTGTCTACTATGTTTTTTGACTTCGGAAAAGCAATCTGTTCTATAGTAAATTGTCCTTCAACGTTCTTTTGATCATCAATAGCCATACCAGGATTATACTTATATGGAATAGCTCTATTTCTTTGTTCTGCAATTAACTGTTCTATGTTTACAAAGTTATATCCTCTCATGTCTTCATAAAATCTAAAAATAGATGAATTATATTTTCCATGATATGATCTTCGTTCAAACATCTGCATTGTTTCAAAAGGAGTCAGGCCTGGAACAATCGTTGTTGTGGATCCAGTAGTCTCGTGGCAAGTGAAATTCTTTTTCGTTGCGTTTTTTTGTTTTAATTTATTCCAGACAACTCTTGCTGCTTGAGACAACGAACCATTAAATGATTGATTGATGTCCATTGTTGATTGGTTAATCCATTCCTCGGACATACCAAACAATTCATAAGCCTTACCTTTAGATCCTGATGTGTCATCAGGCTCTATAACTGATCTATAAATCCTAAACGAGTTTTTTATTTCTCTATTCTTTTCTGAGTGCCAACCTACTTTAAGTTCTTCTGAACCATCAAGGTCTAGGTTAGCTAACTTTTCATCTGCATCTAATAATATTAATCTGCAAGATAGTGATGCTTGAAATACACTCTCTGTTACTACCAGTGAGTGAAATGATGTTTCTAAATTGAGTGTTCCGTCTTTATGATTGATCTCTAAGAAATCAATAGTGACGTTCTTTGGTTCATATATCTCTGGCGTTGATTGTGCGTCTGCTGGAGTTTTATCTCCCTCACCGCCACCACCAGTGCCTGTGAATTCGCCTAGATCTGATTTGCCGCCCGTAGCAAGTGGGGAACCAGATTGAGTGGTTTTTTGTTGGCCAGTCGCCGGATCTGTTTCCGGAGCTTCACCCATTCCTTTTCCTGGGACGAATATAGGTCCTCTACTCATAATATTATCCTATCATAACTTCGCGTAATAAACCTTTCGCTTTATTAGCTAGTCTTGCATCAATCAACTTTATCTTCCTTTTGGTCTCGTTAAGATCATTCTCATAATCATAAGCATATACTGCTGAATATTGCCCAGCAACTATTTTACCAAATGTAGCATTTAGAGTGTATGTGTCTTTTGTAATTAGTGTTCCTTTGGTGTTGTGTTTGTAGTGAAGCACTTTAGCTTGTGCAGCTGCAATCGTTCCATATTTTGAAATCAAAAAATCACCAAACTGATTTTGTGTTAATGGCCAATCGTAATATGGATCCACTATATTGTTAGCTAGAAATACTAACCATACTAATTGTGGATCATCATAATACAAGTATGCTATTTGATCTGGTCTTTGTCCATCCTCGATAACATAATCATAGAAATTAGTTGGACTGTTCATTAACTGGTCCTTAATTTTAGGACGAGCCATAATGTCTCTTGCTATCTTACCACCGTATTCGATAACTGGAAAGTCTGCGAAATAGCCTTTTGTATATCTCATTAGCCATTTCCTCCAGCTGCTGGTTCCATGTTACCACTTGCAACTGTTTCATCTTCAAAGTCTTCACCAGTCCAAATACGAGTCTCTGAAAACTTAATATTGAGTTCTGTGAATACTGGATTACCAGTTCCTGCAAAGAACGCTGGTGATCCTTCTGGTGAGTAGTTCATATTTAATCCTGTTATTGCACATCTTTTAAATCTATGCATACTATCACCATCACCGAGATAATATAAATCTACCTCATGTGGATAATCCATCATGTAGTTGTTGTCTTTCTGCATGTATGTTGGATGAGACCTCATCTTTAAAATTCTTAGAATGTTTTTTAGCATATTAGACTCTTCTATATCCTGTGGATATAATTTCCATGCAAATTCAAATTCTTTTAAATTAACTTTGGAAAATAATAAAGCTGTATGAGGATTAACAATTGTTCCTGTTGCAAGAGCAGCTGCTTGTTCTATTTGGGGCATTGTCTTTGCCGCCATGGTTCTAACTCCAGCAACACCTAGGCTGGCCATATCTTTTGCTATTTCGTCAGGCTTCATATTTGCTTTTGTTGTTGCTTCTTTTTCTTTGCCTGCGTCTGTGCCAGCTTTCTGGAAGCTGTCTATTATGTTAGCTGCAGCAGATGCTCCTACTGCAACTAATGTACCAACATCCTCTGCACCATATTCCATTCCATATGTGTCTGTTAATGATTGAGGCATTGGTAATACTATTGACTCGGCAACTGATGCTGCTTCTGCTTTATACTCGTATTTGTGGAAGATCATCATAAATTGATGTACACCAAGATCCTTAGGAAAGTGGAACGATCCACCCTTATCTAATTTCTTTTGAATCTTCTTACTTGGAGCAAGACCCCCTTTCTGTGAAGGGCTATATTTTCCTATTGGTCCTAAACCCATTTTTTCTCCTAAATACTAATATGGCTTATAGTGGTAAATTTGTTCCCAAGAACCCCGATAAATATAGAGGGGATTCCTCTAACATTATTTATAGAAGTTTGTGGGAATTCAAACTTATGAGGTATTTAGATGACCACGTACAGATAGAGAGGTGGAGTTCTGAAGAATTTTGTATACCATATCGCAGTCCAATCGACAGAAGAATGCATAGATACTTTCCAGATTTCTGGGTTGAGAAGGCAAATGGCGAAGAATTAGTGATAGAAGTTAAGCCAAAACAACATTTAATTCCGCCTAAAAAACCAAAAAGGCAGACAGCAAAGTACCTTAGAGAGATGAAAACGTTTGTAGTAAACCAAAGAAAGTTCGAAGTTGCACAGGAATATTGTAAGAATAAAGGTATGAAATTTCAAATAATGACTCAAGATGAGTTAGGAATCAAATAATGCCAGCATATTTTTTCGAAGATTTAGTACATTTAACTGGTGAAGAGTTTGATCAGAAGTTCAAGTCTATGCAAGATTTGTACAAAAAAGAAGAAGGTGATCCAGTAATAAGGCTTAGAGAGATGGCCGAAGCGGAGAGGGAGGCAAAACCTGGCTCTATTCTTAATAGTGCAGGAAGAACAAGAAGATTGTTGCCTGGTAGATTTTATATGTTCAAATATCTACCTAAGATGAGAAATCAATTACCATACTATGATATGTTCCCAGTTGGATTGGTTATGGGTGTCAATAGAGATAAGGGATACTTTAGTATGTTAAACTTCCATTACATGCCTCCATTATATAGAGCCGAACTAATGGACGCAATATATCCGTTTACAATCTTCCCTAATGTACAAGCTAAAGATATCGGTACTTCTATTAGAGCGAGAGTTAATGTTCAAAGAATGAATTATCAGTTTATGAAGAAGAGAATGAACATGAGAAGTTTCTTGCCAATGTGGCATAGATATGATTTTAAAAGAGTTGTAGGATCGTTCTTATATGTTCCTCCTCTTGGATGGGACACAATTACTATGCTTCCGCTAGCGACACCTAGGAAGAGTGGCATAAATAGAATATGGATGGATTCTCAGATGGAACGCCGTATGAGGAAAAAATCAGATAGAACTAAAGCAAAATATAAGAAGGTGACATAATGGATGCAGCAGGTTTCTCAGTAATTGGATTATCGTACGTTGATTGGGTATTATTTACTCTATGGGTATGTGTGATCTATATTGGTAAAAAGACTATTGATAAAAGATTCGAGGACATGGATGGGTAAAGGATTCAATATAGCTAAGGATATTTTTAACCTAGCTAAAGGTAAAGCATTAGAAAAAGATAAGAAGGGCTCTGAGTCTCTT